GCTCTGGGCTCCACCACCGGACACCACATCCTGTTTTGGGCTCTGGAAGCCTACAACAACACCAGCGGTGCTTCTCAACTCGTTCTGGCCCGTGTCGGCCAGGGCACGATGCCGTAAGGGGCTTCACACATGAAACTCGATCCCCGATCCTTCTCGGCGGAAGTCGTCGCCAACAGCAAGATTCACCAAAAGTGGTGGAGCGAGCTGTCGGTGAATCGCCGTCACTTCCACAACACCGAGGACTACTACGCCTCGTTGTCCAACGGCGCGGCCATCCTGCCGCGCGACGCCTGGCAAGACCTCGACGCCACGACGGTTCGCGTGATGCGCGCCGACGAGGGCGAGGCCTGGATGCGGTACCTGATGCCGCTGGCCAAGTCGGTCAACGTGGGCAAGCTGGTCCACCTCTATCGGACGTCCAGCGACCTCGCGAACCCGGTCAACCGCTCCATGAGCGGCCAAGTCCCGCAGGCGCTCGACAAGGTCCAGTACACCTATGCGGGCGCTCCCGTGCCGATCTTCACCCACGGCTACGGTCGCGAGTGGCGCGAAATGGAAACCCTGCGCTCGGAGGGCTTCGACGCTCTGTCGGACGATCAGGAAGCCAGCGCCGCGAAGATCAAGCGCGACATGGCCCTGTACTGCCTGGATGGTGACGCCACCATCTCGGTCAAGGGCTACAAGTCGTACGGCATTCGGACCCACCCGAACTCCAAGACGATCAACGTCGGCCCCTCGGGTGCCAACATCGACCTGACCTCGACCTCCACCACCGCCACCGCAATCGTCAACTTCTTCTCCCAGACGGTCGGCGCGGCGATGGACTCCAACTACATCAACGAGAAGATCGTCGTTTTCGTCTCGCCGCAGATCTTCCGCAATCTGGACCGCCCCATCTCGGACGGCGCCGGCTTGGTTCTCGGCACGATCCGCGAGCAAGTCCTGAAGGGCTCGCGCGTGGCGGCTATCGAGGAGACCTTCGAACTGACGGGGAACTCGTTCTTCGCCTTCGTTCCGAACCCCAAGTACATCCAGCCCATTGTCGGGATGGCTGTCGGAACCACGGCGATGCCGCGTCAATACCCCATGGCCAACTTCCAGTTCTTGCTGGCCGGCGCGATGGGTCTTCAGATCAAGGTCGATGCGAATAACCGGGGCGCCGTCTTCTACAGCATCTCGACCTAAGCCACCTCGGCGGCATCAGTAAGCGTTATGGCGAGGGCGGGGGTCACACCCCGCCCTTTTCTTTGGCCGCGCCTATGGCATGTCTTCGCCTTCAGAGGGGCACGGTCCCCACTAAGGAGAACGCGATTATCAGTCGTATTTTCCTGGCGGCATGACGGCCCACCGGTCGCAGTCGTCTAGCGAAACAGTCCCGATCTTGGAATAGTCTTGACGGTTGATCGGGTGGGCGCATTCGCCGAACTCGCGCTTGCCGACCGTCCGCCAATGCATGGGCGAACCGTCGTCATGCTGTGCTTCGTCGTAGGTCAGGCTGTCGCCCTTGTAGAGGAAGAAGAACTGATCGCCGATCTTCACGCCAAGCTCGGCGTTGTCGTTCGTGACCCACTGGACGTCTCGCGCGCGCAGCAGACGGGGCTTGGTGCGCTCTTGCGCCCTGGCCGCCTCCATCATGGTCTTGACGTCCTCAAGCGTGAACGTCTCCCCCTCGATCAGTGCAACGGTCCCAAGCGCATCGCCGATCAGTTGTTCGTTGCGGTCCATCACGCCCAGCTTGGAGAAGTCGAACTCCGAGGCGGGGATTTCGGTGGGAGCCATGGGGACTTCCTTCGGGACGAAGATGCGGTTGAACTTCTTCGGGTCGGTGTACTCGGCCGCCGCGATCTCCTCGGGTGTAGCGAGGCGGAAGCTGCGCGCCGCGTACATGCGGTCGTCTTCAAGCGCGAGAACGGCAATGTTGGTCAGGCCGGGCGACGTCCCCGGCGCAGTCCCCTTAACCAACCTGACCTTTGAGTCGGGGTCGTACAAGTTGACCACGAAATCGCCTTCCACAAACTCCCCTGTCTTGGCGTAGAGTTCGAAGCGGGACGACATCCAGCTTTCTCCGATGCCCTCGACGTGGATGTCATTAGCCAGCGCTGCCCCTCGGACAGTATAGACCTGACCGAGCGTCAGAGGGCTATCGCCAGGGTTCACGCACTTCACGCGGTCGCCTACTTCAAACTTGGGCATGATGGTTCTCCGGTTGGTGGGGTTAGGCGACTTCGAACCAATTGAAGTGGTCGCAGAAGGCCACATCAACCCATGCCATTGCGGCTTCTGGGGTCTCATACAGGCGCGAAGAAATGCATGACCCCGGAAGGGAGCTTTCAATGAAGGTCCATGAAACCGCCCAGCGCCTCGACGACGTGGCGGCGTCTGGGTAGACGCCTACTATGCGATGAACGCAATCAGCCGAGTCCAGCATAATCCAATCGAGGCTGTCCCGATGCCACTCACAGCGACGGCGCTTGAGGTCTTCAATCGAAATCATTGGGCTGTCTCTCTGGCTAAGCGGCGGCGACCGCGTTAGCGAGACTGTAGCGATGTGAAGGCCGATCTGCAACCCGCTTGTTTGTCGTTGTGCTGCGTTTAGGTATTGTCCCCCGGTAAGCGGCCCTTCGCCGCGTCACCGCTACAAGGAATTTCACCATGACGAAGCGCATCCGCGTGAAACTGAAGCTGCCGACCGAGACCGCCACCGGAACCGGTGTGTACGGCAAGGACGGCGTTGAATATCCGGTCGGCACGGTTCTGACGCTGCGGGAAGGCCAGACGTTCGAAGAAAGCGGCCTGATCAACAAGGCCGATCCCCTGGACGGCGACGTCACGGAGGCCCATGAGCCTGTGACCAACCCGGCCGCCGAGCCCGAAGCTCCTACCGCGACCACCGGCTACACCGTCACCGAGTCCGAGTCGGCCGGCTGGTGGGTCATCACCGACAAGGACGGCGCCCAGGTCGGCCCGAAGCTGCGGAAGGCTGATGCTGATGCGTTCTCGGCCCTGAAGCCCGACGAGCAAGACGAGTACGCCGCCCAGCACGTCGAAGCGGTCTAGGTCATGCCTGGCTATCTCGTTGATTACGTCAACGGCCAGGGCGTTTACGCCCGCGTGGGGGCCGCTGGCGTGTTTACGGTGGCTGGCCAAGGCGTGGCGATCACGGCTGGCACTGCCGGGACTGTCACCCTGACCTTGTCAGGCGGCGGAACTCTGATCGTCACTGTCCCTGTGGGTACGACCATCTTGCCCCTGTCGATCGGTGCCTTTGCTGTCGGCACGGCCACGGGGGCGACCGCGCAGGCATTGTTCGCCACCTAGCGCGACAATCTGCCCCAGGTTGTGGCAGGAACGGCAGGCCCTAAGCCTCGTTTTGGCTTGGAGCCTGCCGTTTGTATGTGGGGGAGCGAAAATGTACGCATGGTCTACGCCGAGCGAAGCGGCGGCATCCCCGAACCTCGCGCCCTACGCCCTAAAGACAGAGATTCCAGTTCTCACGCCGTATGCGCTCAAGACCGAACTCCCTAGCCTTTCGGGATATGCACTAACCTCCCAGATTCCCAGCCTTGCGGGCTATGCTCTAACGTCGGCTATCCCATCGCCTGCGTCGTCTGCGCCGCCTTCTGTGGCCGATGCCAGCGCCAAGGGGGCCGCGACACAATACGCGCTCGCGGACCACACGCACGCCTCCAAGACGCGCAAGGACCGAGTCCAGAGCGATGCGGCCGGGCTAATCACTTGGACGTTCAATCCCGCCTTTGACGTCGGCGTAGTCCCAAGGGTTTGCGCGATTGCCGAGACCACTTCCGGCGTTACGGATGTCATCAACGTCCAAGTGGAAGGCACGCCCACGAACACAGGCTGCACCCTTCGCGTGACGCGCACGCAGCGATCAGTCGTCGCCTTAATCGGGCTAACGATCCTGTCGATCCCATCATCTCCGGGCGCGACCTGGGTTCACTGCTTTGCGGTGACTTCCTAGCTGGTTTGCCGCTAAGCCGTTCTAGCGCTAAATGGGGTTCACACCTCAAGGGATGGCGCAAATGGGCTATGGCGACGACACTGAGTTCAATGCGTGGCTCTCAGCTCGGGGCTATTCGCTCCCAGCCTCGCCGCCGACCGCCGCTCAACTGCGACAGATCGGTTCCGACTACATCGACGGCACGTATGGGAACCGCTTCACGGGATACCCCACCGGGGGTTTTGCTCAAGAGCGCGCATGGCCGCGAACGAACGGCATCACGACCAACTGTCAGCCGATCCCGGCCGACGTCATTCCCTTGGCGGTCATCAACGCCTCGTATGCGGCGGCCTATCAAGAGGCCGTGGCCCCCGGTTCTCTGAGTGTGACCACCGGCTCTGAAGGCGCCATCAAGCGCGAGAAGGTCGGCCAGCTAGAAGTCGAATACGCTGGGGCCTCGTCGTCGGCCTCCATCGTCACGACCTCGCCCATCCTGTCGTCGGTTGACGGGCTTCTCGCGCCCTACCTGCGGCCTGATCCGAACACGTTTTCGCCGCTTCTGCTGCTGGCTATCGGAGAATGAGCGCCTTCAACTACGCCCGCAGCCAAGCCCTTGCCGAAAAGCTCATCACGCGCTTCGGCCAAGTCGGCAAACATCGACGCGGCGCAACCGATACGCCCATCAAACTGGCCGTGCTCGAATACACCGCCCGCGAGATGGACGGGACGCGGGTTCAAGTCGGCGACCGGCGTATCTACATCAGCCCCATTGGTGCGCCGTCCGACATCAAGGCCGGTGACAAGATCATCGACGCGGCTGGCGTTCCGTATGTCGTCGTTGTGGCCTCTCCGCTATCGCCTGCGGGCATCGTGGCGTATTGGGACGTCCAGGGCCGGGGGCCGCGCTAGATGCCCTCCAAGGCCTCCGTATTTGAGAAGCTTCTTGATCAGTACGCGCCCGGCCTAGCGCGTGAGTTTCGCAACGCCATCGCCGACGTTGCTAAGACGGCCGACCGCCAGCGGATGCTTGCGGCCCTTGAGAACGGCAACATAGAGCAAGCGGTTGCTGCGGTTGGTCTAGACCCTCTCGACTTTGGCGGCTTCGAAGAGTTGTTCCGCCAGGCCTTCATTGACGCTGGACGGCGCGAGGCCGCCGACATGCCGCTTATGGAGGGCAACTTCGGCCAGCCGATCCGAATGCGGTTCAGTGGGCGCCATCCTGTCGCGGAAGATTGGCTCCGAGAACACGCCGCATCCATGCTGACCGAAGTGGTGGACGACACAAAGGCCGCTATGCGCGCCACGATGGCCAGGGGGCTTGCGGAAGGCAAGAACCCGACCGCTATAGTCCCCGAGGTCGTGGGGCGCATTAACCGGACTACAGGCAAGCGAGAGGGTGGCGTTCTGGGCCTAACAACGGCTCAAGAGCAGTGGGTTGCCAATGCTGAGCGTCAGATGGCCAGCGGAGACCCTGCCGAGTTGAGCGACTACCTCGGTCGCGAGCTTCGGGACCGCCGCTTTGACCGATCCATCGCCAAGGCCTTGCGCGACGGGAAGCCGGTTCCGAAGGCTACGGCGGATAAGGCGCTGGCCTCTTATCGCAACCGCCTCTTAGCCTACCGCGCCAAGGTCATCGGTCGAACAGAGACCATGACGGCCCTTAACAAGGGCGCTTACTCCGCATGGGAACAGGGCGTGGCCGATGGCACATATCAGGCTGACCGCATCCGCAAGGCCTGGAAGGATTCCCATGACATCCGTGTCCGCCATGATCACGCGGTTCTAGGGTCGCGTTCGGCTATCCCGTTCAACGAGCCGTTTGTCTCGCCCAACGGAGATCGGATGATGTATCCCATGGACCGAAGCCTCGGGGCTCGGGCTCAGTCGATCATCGCTTGCCGCTGTTGGGTCATCTACTCGTACGCCAATGATAACGCGCCCGTATTCGACAGCCGAGGGCGCATCGACTTCTTCAAGGACGTTGCGTGATGGTCGCGAAGTTTTCGGACCTCGTCACGCAGTTCTGCAAGGAAACGCCCGAACGAATGACCGCTGTGTTCCGTGACAGCATCCAGACTTTCGTTGAGGTGATGCAGGAACCTGGGCCATCGGTAGCGACAACGAAGATGGCCATATCGCGCGGCAAGTTGAGTAAGGGGCGGCGAGCAAGCAAGAAGCAGTATGGCCCCATTTCCAACCCCGGAGGGTATGGCAACCTCCCTGTTGATACAGGGTTCCTCCGCGCTTCCCTGGTCGCCACGCTTGGTAAAACCCCCTCGGGAACGCTTCGGGATAATCCTAGTGGGCGCCGTCGAAGCTATGACCCATCCAAGATTAACCTGACTATCGCCCAAGCGACGTTGGATGAGGGCATCAGTTTCGCCTATACGGCTTCGTACGCGTACTATGTCGAGATGGGATCGCGTGGCCATGCGGGCAGGCGGTTTGTTGGTCTAGCCGTGCAGCGATGGCCGCAGATTGTAAGTCGCTCGGCTCGTCAGTTGGAATATCGGGTGAACAATGGCTGATCAGGCTGACATCTACGCCGCATTGAAGGCCAAGGCCGATGCTGTGGCCGCTGCATTGGATCTGCCCGCGTCAATCGATGACGCCAGTTTCACGCCCCCTTTCGTTGATGGCGATCTTCCGCCGTTCCTCCGCTTCGACTTCTTCAACAATGCGCCATTCTGGCAGGGCTTGAACCAAGGCCGCATTGATCAAGGCCTGATGCAGGTAAACGTGATCGTCGGATATGGCTTCGACCGCCAAGACGCCTACGCCTACGTTGACCAGATCATCGCCCTTTACCCCAACGCCGCACGCATCGGGGGAGTTGTGAAGGTCCAAGGCGCAAGCTGGGTTGCGACGCCGATAGTCGAACCCGACCGGACAACGTATCCTGTCACCGTTTCGTGGTCTGCCTGACCCGGAAAGCCCATGATCCGGGGTCGGGCGCCCCTACAACCCGAATGGAGCCTTAAATGGACTACTCCACTAGCAATGGGGCGAAAATCAGCGTCGGCCCCGCCAACTCCGTTGCCAATGACGCCACCGCCTATGGCGCTATCACCTATACCGAGATCATCGGCGCGGAAGACATCGGCGAACTCGGCGACGAGTCGGAGGTCGTGCCGTTCACGCCGCTTTCCGCTGACCGCGTCATGAAGCTCAAGGGCTCGCGGGACGCTGGCGACTTGGCCTTGGTCGTGGGCTACAGGGCCGACGATGCTGGGGCTATCGCTCTGGCCGCCGCCGAGCAAACCAATTTCCAGTATCCGTTCAAGATCGAACTGGATGACGCCCCGGCTGGCGGAACGAACACCATTCGATATTTCCGCGCCCTGGTGAACTCGGCGCGCGATACGATTGGCGCGGCCAACAACGTCAACCGGACCAACTACAACCTTCCGGTGACGTCCAAGGTCGTGAAGGTCGCCGCGACGGCTGGCGCTTAATTCGGAGCCGGATCAACCGGCCCGTCCCCATCAACTTCAAGTCGGGAGGTAGCGCCTTCCGGCTCTTTTTACAGAGAGCAAACCATGTCCCTTGCAGGCCTGAACACCACCCCGATTCATGAACGCGGCATCGTCTACCATGTCGAATATGACCACCTGAAGCGCGACGCCGCTGGCCAGGCGGTCTATGAACGCATTGGGGGCACGGACGAAGACCCCGAGTTTGGCCCCGTTATCCTGCGCACCGAAAAACTCATGAACGGCGACAAGCCTGTTGAGCTGATCATCGCAGGCCCCGACAGCGACCGCGTTTCCTTGGCGCAACTGGCGACCTTCGACATTCAGCGCCGCGCCGCTTTCGACGAGCGGCCGGTGAGCACGCAGGAAAGCCGGGACAGCAACGTCATGCGGTGGGCGGGCGCCGTCATCGGCTGGAACAACGTGCCGCGCGGGTGGGTGGAAGCTTACGACCCTAACGACCCCGCCCAGGTGGCCACGGCTGATGACCCCATCGCCTACAGCGACAAGAACGCGCGGGCCATGTTCAATCAGGCCGGCATGACGTGGCTAGGACAGAAGGTCGATAAGCTGCTGATGGAGCGCAACCGTTTTTTGCCCTCAGGCTCGACGAACTCCGAGCCTTCGCCACCGCCGTCGCCAAAGCGCCCGAAGCTCGCCCGCCCGCGTTCCCGGCCTGCCTAGACTACCTTTGGAACTGGTATCGCGCCCTCGGGGCCACGCGGACCTCATCGGATGGCTTCGTCGGCGCAATCCTGTGGTCTGAGATCAACGCCTATAGCGATGCGATGCCAGTTCCCATGCGCTTTTGGGAAAAGGAGCTAGTGCGCGAACTCGACGACATCGCGCGGGGTATTTGGATGGGGGCGAAAACGGGCGATAAGGGGCCTAAGCTCGTCTCGCTCAAGGATGGGGCTGGCGTCAATGCCCTGTTCGGCCGTCTAGAGGCCAAGAAGAACCGCTAGGAGATACCCGGATGGATCAGCTTGCGCGCCTTGGTGTCGTATTCAGTTCCGATGGGTACGACGTGTTGGCCAAGCAGCTTAACGCCCTGCCTGGGCAGTCCAAGGCGGCCGAGACTGCGACCGAACAGCTAACAGATTCCACTAAGAAGGCCGCCTCCGGGGTCAAGTTGTACTCCGGGGCGCTCGGTGAGAACGACGCCCACGTCAAAGCCTTCATCGCCAATCAGAAGGCCCTGAAGGTCGCCAACGACAACGCCGCGAAGTCGATGAACGTGGCGCGATATGCTGGTTTGAACTTGGGTAGAAACCTGGCGGATGTTGGTGTTCAGGCGGCGGGCGGGATCAATCCATTAATGATCCTTATTCAGCAGGGGCCACAGATTGCCGACGCGTTTCAAGCCGCCTCTCTTGCTGGGGTCAGCTTTAGGCAGGTTATCGCGGGCATGGTGGCGCAGGTGGCTCCGCTTATTGCGACCTTCGCGCCGTGGCTAGCTGGCCTCGCGGCGGTAGGCGCTGCCGTCTACGTGCTCAACCGCGCTCACGAGGAGCACATCAAGCGCATCGATGCAGTCAATAAGTCCATCGACGACATGAACGACAAGCTTGTGAAGGCGTCGCCATGGCTCATCGATACGGCCAAACAATCGGACTTGGCTGCGGAAGGGACCAAGAACTTTCACGCGTGGGTCGAGAAGAACACGAAGGCCCTTAAGGACTATGCTGGATCGGCGCGAGATGCCGCGATTGAGCTTGCGCGCCTGAATGTGTGGACGGCCAAAAACGACCAGCAAAAGCTGGTTGATGAGAACTTCAAGGTCGTTGGCGGCGCTCCTGTCTACAAGGGCAAGGGGAGCGGCCCATTTGGCTGGATCACTGGCGACCTCGACAAGGGGTTCAAAGAGTACGAGGCCAGCGCGAAGAAGGCTGCGCAGAACGTCAAGGCCACGCAAGCCGAACTTGAAATGATGCTTTCGGCGCCTACGTCGGCATTCGGTGAAGCGCCCAAAAAGACCCGCGCTCTCAGCCAGAAGGACAAGAACCGCGCCGCCGCCATCGCTGATGGGAGGTTCAAGTCGTCGGGTGGCAAGGTCATCGACCTGGCCAGCATCGCCACGGTTGGACAAGAGAACTACACGCCCGGCCATCTGAACAAGTTTAGCCCTGGCGGCGACCGGACCATCGGCGGCGATCCCATGGTTGATAGCGCCGAGGAGGCGTCGAAGAAGCTTCAGGCGATCCAAGATCAGCGCGCCAAGGACCGCGTAGAGAGCGAGAAGCGCATGTGGGATGGCTTGGTCGCCCTGTCGTCCAGCGGCAACAAGAAGCTCGCCGCGATCGGTAAGGCGGCGGCTATCGCACAAGCCACGATTGACGGGATCAACGCGGTCCAAAAGGCGCTGTCGGCCTTCCCGCCGCCGTTCAACATCGCGGCGGCGGCTCTGGTCGGTGGCCTAGCGGCTGCGAACGTGGCGAAGATTGCGGGCGTGAAAGGCTTCGCAACAGGCGGCTATACGGGCGACGGCCCGGTGGGGCGACCGGCTGGCGTCGTCCATGGTCGAGAGTTCGTAGTCAACGCCGCCGCGACAAACCAGAACCGCGCCACGCTAGAGGCCATGAACGCCGGTCGGGCTATCCCCAAGAACCCGATGAACGACAACGGCGAGTCGAAGCGTCCGATTGTCTACGCGCCGCGCTACAGCATGGGGAACGGCAACCTCGTAACCGAGCGCGTCTACGCTGATTTTGACCGCCGCATCGCCCAAGACCGAATGGACATGGAGCGCCGTATTCCGGCTATCGTGGCCAAGCATACGAACGACAAGGGCCGCTAGATGGATCAGATCACCCGTAACCTTCTTGTGGTGGAAGAGGGGCAATGGCGACTTTCCGGCGCGCTGGACAGCGGCGGCACGACCGAGGACGGCGAGAACCAATATCGGCGAGCTGATGGCGGTGGCCGGTGGGTCTATGAAAGCTCCATCATCCTGACCACGGATAGCGAGGTGCGGCTTTACGAGTCCCTCTTGCTGCGGTGGAGCCTTGGCTATGACATCGCGATTGTCTCGCGCATTGGTGGCCCGCTCATGCTGGGCTTTGTGACCAGTGGAGAGACGATCCTGGTCCCCTTCTCGGATGGCTCGACCTTCTCGGACGGAACACTTTTCGAGGGCTCGGAGGTCGGAACGGCCTTTTTGGTCGATGATGCAGCCAGCGGCGCGACCTCCTACCGGGTCCAAATCGAAGGGGCGCCGAGAACCCTTCAGGGCGGCGAGCCCTTCACCATGACAGGCGACAAGTACCGCGACCGCCTTTACGGCGTGGCCAGCGTGCTAAGCGAAGAGGCGGCCGGCGAAGCCACGATTTACACCATCCTAGCGGCTCCTCCGTTGCGCGAGCCTTATGCGGCGGGAACCGAGGTCGATTTTGATAACCCTCGGGTGGTCATGCGGCCGAACCTGACCGATCCAGGCGTTTGGCCCTCCTATAAGGACGTTTTCAGGAACGCCCGTGTCCCGGTGTCTTGGACCGAAACCAAGAGGATCAGCGATGGCCTTTGACAGCGACGCCTCTTACGTCCCCGATACGACGAATTACGGAATCTTCTTCCTGATGCGCCAGGGGGCGGACCCGGCTGAATGGCTGCGGCTTTGGTCGGGAAACTATGACATCACCATTTCGGCGGGCGCGGTCGATACCACGGGGGGCGTTTATTCCGGCCTCGATTTTCCGCTGACCATCCCTGAGCTTGAGGGGTGCTTGAACGGCCAAACCTCGTCGGGCGAGTTCACCATGTCGGGGGTGAGCGAAACCGCAATCAGCCTTCTTGCCGAGGACAGCGACGAAGTCATCGGCTCTCGCATCTTCATGGGTGTGCAGGACTTCGCGCCGGGCTGGATTCCGATTGGCGAAGTGTCTTGGCCGTTCCGCGCTTACGCCGGGCGCCCTAAGAGCGCGGGCCGAGGGGGTGACAACAACATCACCTATTCGATGTCGCTTCCGTGGCAAACGGAGTTCTATGACCGCAATCAGGCGTCCCTGTCGTATTGGTCGCCGGTTTCCCAGCGCCGACGCCGCGCAAACGACGCCTTCTTTGATGAAACGGTCAAGATGGCGCAAGGCCAGGTGCTTACGTGGATGATCTTCTAGCCAAGCGGGTTTTGGGCCACGCTGCCCAAGCCGCACGCACGCCGTTCAGCTACGCGACGGGCCACGACTGCGCGCAACGGTTCATCGGGGATTGGGTGCTTGCGGAGGTAGGGCTAGACCCTGCGAAGGCATGGCGGGGGCGCTACCGGACGGGGTTGGGCTGTCAGCGCCTTCTGCGACGCTCTGGCGGGCTTGTGGCGGTCCTTGCCGAGGCCTTGGAGGGCGTGGGTCTGGTCAGAACCGAAAACCCGGCCCTTGGTGACGTCGGGGCGGTCATGATGCAGAGTGAATACCGCATCGAGCCGGTGGGCGCTCTCATGGGGCCAGATGGTTGGCTATCCCTCACGGGGCGCGGTATCAGATCAACTCAGGCTGACCGCTTCGTCGCCGCTTGGAGCGTTCCTCATGGCTAAGGCCTTCAAGAAGGTTCTCGCCTTCAACGTGTTCGGCGTCGGCGGCTTGCTCATCAAGTCGTTCCTCAAGAAGCCGAAGATCCCGCCCGGTAACGCGGTGAACGAAAAGCAGCCGCGCCCGGTTCGCAAGCTCGCCTTTGGGGTTACGCGGGTGAGCGGGGCTTATGCCAAGCGCCAGAGCGTCGGGAATGTGTTCGTCCAAATCTTCGCCTATCCCGAAGGCACGGGGCCGGTCGATCACTATGGCCGCGCATGGCTGAACGAGGACGAGGTTAAGCCGCTCGGCGCGTGGTTTCAGGAACTCGACGACGGCCGATACGAGACCGGCCGCGCCAAATATTACGAGCGCTTCGGCCTGATGGTGCAGACCGCTTATGCGGAAATCATCGGCTCAACGTGGGGCTGGACGGCGCAGCACTATGGGACCGGCGTTCCGTCAAACATGCTCATCCTTGAGCACGGCAAGAAGGAAGACGCGCAGAAGCAATTCCCCGCCGGTCAGCAAACCGAAATGACGCGCGAGGCTTTCTATAAGGCTTACGATTGGCGCAAGGACGACACGGCGGGCGGGGTCGGCCCTCAACGTCGATACGCTCCCGGCTCCACGCTGGCCGAAATGGATGCGGCTATGGCGACGTGGGAAGTTACCACCAACCCCGTTGTTGGGCTGGTGAACGTCGAATGGCAGCTCTACGGGGCCGATTGGGATGAGTGCTTTGCGCCCGCCCTCGATATCCTGACGGCCGAAGCCGACGTCTGCGACGAGATGGTTTTGCACCGCAACGGTTCGTCACAAGTCGCCGGAACCGCCAACCCCGGAAGCGCCGTCACGCTTCTTGACGCCACCGGCTTGACGAACGGCTCCGTTCTCAACATCGGCGGAAAGAGCCTGAACGTCCTTAGTGTCGTCGGGAACGTCGTGACCTTCACGGCTCCCTTCGCCGATAAGATGCCGATCTTCGCGCCCGCTCGGTGGGTGAATGCGGTCGCGGTCTACGGCAAGCGCTATGAGATCGGCATCCAGTGGGAGGCAGACACGCAGCGCAAGGAAGTGCGTGACCTTTTCATCGAGGCCATGGACGGGCATTTCAGCATTCGGGCCGATGGCGCGTACATCATCCGCGCCGGTCACTACTACGCCCCCACGATCATCTTTGGCGCCGAGGAGATCATTGATTGGGAGTTCGACCCTGGCCCGCAGATCGGCGAGGCCCCTAACGTCCTGACGCTGTCGTTCAAAGACCCGGTGACGGGCTACAAGGACACCGACACCGACGAGTTGCGCAACGAAGATGACATCCTCGTCGCGGGCCGTGAGGTGGTGGATGACTTCTCGCCGGAGGGGGTCTTGAACGACAGCGCCTTGAAGCGTCTGGCCAAGATCAAGATGAGTCGCGACCATTCGGGCATGGTCTCCGTTCGAACTCCGCTTTCCGCGCGCCGTGGTTTTGGTGAGCGGTTCATTGGCCTGCGTGTTCGCGGATGCGTCGATCTCCACGACGCCGTCATGGAAGTGACCGAGCCGCCGCGCATCAGCCTGCAAGACACCCCGTCGATTACGTGGACCGGAAAGCTAGTTGATCCTGTTCGCTATGATTGGAACGCGGCGACCGAAGAGGGCAACGGCCCGGTCTCTGGGTATTTCGCGAGCGGCGATCCTCTTGAAGCCCCCACCATCGACAGCATCGAGGGTATTTACGAAGACCCCTCGTCGGGCGGCTCTGGCGTGCGCGCTCACATCGTCGCTACCGGGCCAGATCGAACGGACTTGACGTGGTATTATCGCTGGCGGGTTGCGGGGGCAGATCTTTGGACCTCCCGCAACGCTGACGACATCGACGAGGGGACGGGCGTCGGGCTGGATACGGGTGAGTTCCTGCCCGTGGGCGTCGATATCGAGTTTCAAGTGGCGTATGAGACCGGGGGGCGTACCCTTTCGCCATGGTCGGCCACTGAGATATTCAACACCTCTGTGGACACTGGACGCCTAGATTTCCGGTATCCGAAGAATAGCGGCCTTCTCACCACTGTAGGGATGACTTGATATGACGATCACGGTTAAGGACGCGGCCGGGACTGACGTTGTCCTGAAAACCGCCGAAGAGGTCGCGGCCCTAGTCGATGGGGATGCCGCCGACGCCGCATATGTCTCCGGTTCCGGCAAGACCATCGGCATTCTCAAAGGCATCTTTGGGAAGCTGTCGGCCCTGCTTACGGTGGGTGGTCAGTCGGCCCACGATGCGGCGATCACCGGCAACCCTTTGCGCATCGGTGGCCGGGCGAGAACGAGCAACATCACCGCCGTGTCGAACGATGACGCGGTTGACGCGGTCATGTCGATCCAGGGGCAGCTTATCACCAAGCCATACGCAGTTCCTGAGGTCGATTGGCAGGCCAACGGTACCTACGCCTCGACGTCCAATACCGCTGTGAAGGCTGCGGCTGGGGCGGGCGTGAGAAACTATCTGACGTGGCTAACCATCGCCCCGGACCCGAATGTGACCTTCGTCGAAGTGCGAGACGGATCGACGGTTATCTTCAAGCAAAAATGCGGGAACGCGGGGTCGACTGAATTCACATTCCCGACGCCACTTCGCACAACCGCCAACACCGCCCTCAATATCGCTGGAAATGACACAACCACGGTTTACTGGTCGGCTGGCGGCTATACCGGTTCATAGGAAAGCAAAAATGGCGCAACCGAAACTCAAGGTCGAGAGCAAGGCTTTCGACGCCGACATGAAGGGCTGGCACGTCAACGGGGTGTTTGACGACCCCTCACCGGACGGAATCACCGTTAGCGGACGCCACTTCATTCCGGTGGACGATGAAAACGCATCCAATGCGGACCTTCTAGCGGCCATCAAGGCTCAATACGGGCTCGCGTGACCTAAGCCCCGACAGCATGTAGGTTGCGCGCTCAAGTCACACTCAGAGCGAGCGCCCTGCATGTCTGCGATTAACGATGCCGGAAAGGCCTGGCTGTCCGATTACAACGTACCCGGTGTGCCATCGAGCGGGGAAAAAGACCCGCCGAAGGCCGAGGGGCGCAACCTTTTCGCGCTGATCGACACGACTATCAACTCAGTCATCAACGGCACGATTGAGGGCAACGCTACCCTCTACGCCCTTCGGTCCAGTCTCTTTGCCGACCTCGCCCATGTGGCCGGTAGCGTTGGCATCGTCTACGCAGACCCAACGCCAGCCTACAACGGCTTCTACCTCAAGAGCGGGGCCTCCGGTTCGGGGGCTTGGACGCTCTATTACGTCTCCCTCGCGCCCGCATCCGATGCCGAGGCCATCGCTGGAACCATCACAACGAAGGCCGTCACCCCGGCCAGCCTGAAAGCCGCCAGGGCCATTCTTCCGCAGCTTCAGACAGTGAACGCCACAGACACCGGCACGCTTGGGGATAATGCACTATGGGCCGTGGCAGGTTCCTCCTACGTCCTGCGTGGCGTCAATGTCCGCAATGTCCCGCTCTATGTCGGCCGCGACGGGTTCACATATGCCCGCCTTGCTCCGACCAGCTTCCTCGCGTCAGAGTCCGCGACCTTCCTCCTGCCGCAGGTCGCTATTGATCTAGGAGCCCGTGGGGGCGTGTTCAGCGTCCGCAAGACCGGAACGACGTTCTACAGCTACACCTCGACCCAAGACGGCAAGTTCACCCTTCCATATCGGGCTTGGGACTCGGCGCCCGTCGCCAACAGCGGCTTGCGCGGCCAGCTTCTCGCGGCAGAGAATCGCCTAGAGGTCCACATGCAGTATGGGCAGTCGTGGGAAACGCACCCCATGAACACGCCCTCCGCCCCGTTCACTGTCGATGGCGAGGGCTATCAGGCCTACACCTTCCAGAACGCGTTCGGCGATCCGCTGCAATATGTCGGAGTCGAAAGCCAAATCTCCCTGATCGTCGGCTTCATGGGTATTGGCCCTGGCGTTGGGCAGTCGATTGGGTCCGTCGCTACCGAAACCTTGGCCCGAGTTCGCCGGGATCTGGCCTATCAGATGCGCTCAATCCTGAACTGGTCGGCGGCCTATCCTGGCTATACGTGGGCGCAACTGCGGCCGGGCTCCGAGCCATGGACGGCCCTGGTTGGATACATCGCCGCCACCAAGACCTATGCGGCCAAGTACGGCCTGACGCCTTGGTTCCGAGCTGTCGGAATCACCGAGGGCGCGGCGGGAAGCTCGGTGGACCCCGTCAACGCTTCGACGGCTATGGCCACGATGTGCAGCGACTTTGACGCCCTGGACGTCAACAGCGGCGGCGACGCCCTGCAATTCTTCTTCGACGTGACGCCGGCCATATCGGAAGACACCGTTCCTTACGCGCAGTCGTGGCAACAAATCGCCTTCTGCCGCGCCAACGCCAACGGGCGGACTTGGATGCACGGGCCGCGCTACCAGTTCCCGTATGTCGATAACATTCACTACACCCCCAAGGGCTATGCGAAGATCGGCGAACAGACGGCTTGGGCAAAGCATGTGGTCTTGGACCGAAAGCAGTCCTGGGCGCCGTTCTGGCTGACGTACACGGGCGCTAATCCCAACATCACCGTTAGCGGCTCGACCGTCACCATTCAGGTCAATTCGCCCATCGGCTATACGGGCGCTGTCATGCGGGACACGACCACCATTCAGGCCGCAACGAACGATGGCCTTTCGGTTCGCGTCGGCGGCACGCCCCGCACGATTTCCAGCATCACCCTCAACACGACATCGATTGTCATCACCCTGTCGGCGGCCATCGCGTCGTCAACGGCGGTTGAGGTGTCCTATTGCGCTTATGGCGCTGGCGCGGTGTCTGGAACTCACTCGGGCGTCTGGGGTAATCTGAAGAAGGTTGGCCCTGCCTCGCGCTTCTTCTCAGGCGAAACCATCGACGCTTGGCTTGTCCCCTTCAAGGAAACGGTAACGGCAGCATGACCACGACCATTGACCTTGGCGTTCAACTGACCGCCGCCTCGGACCTTCCCGCGCTCGGGGACTTCCGAACCTACTTTCAATCCATCTCTGATGTCGTCGCGATCTGGCGGTTTGATCGCTCCGACCTCTTGACCCTGGCGAGCGGGAAAATCTCACAGGCCAATGATTGGCTTGGCGGGGCCGCGATCCTCCCCCAGGCTACCGATGCAAAGCGGGGAACGCTCGTCTACGACGCGACGCTCGGCCGCAACGTCATGTCGCTAAGCCGAGCGGCCGGGGCCAACTACACGCAGTCGGGTGGTTCGGCGATGGACAACGCCAACCCCTGGACCATGATCGTTGTCCACAAGCCCGCGACCTACGACTTTGGGACCGTTGCCCAGATCGGCGCGACATCAGCCCTGATCACCACGACAAGCGGCGGAAACCCCGTTCTGTCGGCGGGAACTGGCGGAGCCTCCATCGCAGACCAACCCCAGAGCGTCACGGGATGGAACCGGCATGTAGGCTCGCACCCCGGCGGCAATTCCATCCGCCAGCAAATCGGAGGCCGCTCTATCCTCACCAACACCGGGGGTGCGGTCCCGACAGGAACGGGTTTGGTGATCGGAAACAACACCCCCGCCGCCGCTTATGGCGGGTCCATTGACCTGATCATGGCCATCAAGTCCCAGGACATTCTGGCCGATCCGACCTCTGACTTTTACCTCAACGTCAAAGCGTTTCTCGACGCGCGCGGAGTCTGACCATGAAGCCTTCACCAAACGCGCTCTGGCTCTGGACCTCGCCCAAGGGCGGCTCCTATCACGAACAGGTGGACAGCCAAGCCCCCGCCGATGCTCCCGAAAAGGAGCGCTATCGTTACCGCCTTCGCGACCAAGAGGGCGACAATCACGGCCCATGGAAAGCGGGCCGCGCTCCGAAGTCCAAAGCCAAGAAAGGCGAATGAGATGAGCTATCCGCTCCCCGCGAACCCCGAAAATGTCGGCATCATGATCGCGACCGGCCTCGTTGGCGATCCGCCTCCGTTGGCCACTTTCTCCGCGCCCTTGCGCTTCACCGCTGGCGCTGCGGCTGATACCGCAATCGCCACGCTCTCCAATCCGATTTCGGGCGAGACTTTGGCGTTGGCGCCCGCAGATGGCCGAGTCCGATGGGATGGAAACGTTCTTGAGGTCGGAGGCACGGCAACGCCTACGGCGACGACGCTCTACTACACCGTGACCCGCACCAAGAATGGCGTTTCGTTTTCCCAGACGATCACCATCAGCGCCGTCTAAAGGACAATCGACATGAGCTTTCCGCTTCCGATCACGCCCGAGAATGTGGGGATCATGGTCGCCCTCGACCTTATACAGGGCGGGGGGGTGGTCTACGACCCAGACGCCACGGCCCTGTTTGCCCGTATGACGGTTCAGCCGGACGCGACGCGTAAGCAGTTGATCTCCGACCGCTTCGTGGCAGGCAAGGCCAAGTCTTTCTGGGCCAAGCTGGACGCCATCTGGGTCCACGCCGCTCACACCTCCGAGGCGGGGCGTTTCAACTGGCTGGGCAACGTCTACAACTGCACGCCTTTCAACTCGCCGGCCTTCACGACCGATCGCGGGTTCATGGGTGATGGCTCGTCCAGCTACCTTTCCACAGGCTTTAATCCAGCGACTGCCGTCTCCCCTAAATTCACGCAAAACAGCGGCTGCATGGGCGTTCGCAGCAACACCGACAACGCCGCCAACGGCTCGTTGGCTGGGTTTTTTGACACGACACTGAGCGTGGGAACGAGCATCAATCCGCGCGCGACGGGCGACGCCATCACCGGGCGACTAAACTCGGCCGCCAGCACGAACTTTGGCGTGTCTTCATCGTCCATTGGCATGTTCGCCATGAGCCGGGTCGATAGCGCTAATATCTCCGCCTATCGCCAGGGGTCGTTGGTGTCTTCCGCTGCTTCAGCATCCACCGCCCCGCCGAGTGGCGCATTCCGCCTGGGCGCCATCACAGATGCGAGTTTCCGCGCCTGCCAATTTTCCATGGGCTGGATCAGCTCGGGCCTGACCGCCCAAGAGCATCTGGACCTTTTCAACTGGTTCGAGCCGTACCGCACGGCCGTAGGAGTGACCTGACATGACCGTTCAAGCCTGGCTGGTGTTCACCCCAGCCCAACGCGCCGCCGCTATCACCGCGAGCGAAGAGACCGACTTCAAGGTCCATCCGCGCGCAATCGACAACCCCCTGGCCAATCAACTTGGCGACCCCGTCGTGATCGTCGGCAACAGCGTTGCGCCGGCGCGGATCTTGAACGACCCCGACTATGCCCCGGTCTGGGCTTCGGCGCTGTCTGGATATCCGATCCGTACCTTGGACAGCGACGTGCTGTTCGCACCATCGGTGGACTAACCACCCCAACGCCCCTGCATCATCTGCGGGGGTATCTTGCACTCAATGGCGCGGCGCGTGATACGTTAGCCGCGCCATTCCGGCGCAGGGGATAGACCATGGATAACGACGAACTGGCGGATACCTTCCGCGATGCCCTGACCGAACTTCACTCCAAGATCGACAGCAGCGACCACCCGAAGAAGGCCCGCCTTCAGCGGCTCGCCAAGGTCGCTCACGGCGCCCTCCAAGACATCGGCGAAATCGTCAACGACGAAACCGGGTCGGGCGAGATTCAAGCTCGCGCCGGCGACCCCAAGGACTGACGACATGGACCCGGTGTGGTTTGATCCTGTCAGCATCGGGTTTTTCCTGCTGAGCGCGGGGGCCTTCGCGGTCTCCGCGCTTTTCTCTACGCGCCAAAATCGCAACGTCGCGGCCTTCATGGTGATTATGTGGGCTGCAACGAAGGTCTGGAATTACAAGACCGGGACCGATGCGCAAATCTATCTCGACACGCTGCTGGCGCTCTTGTGCGGCTTGCTAAGCGTCTACGTCATGGCCAAAGAGCGGCGCTCTAAGTGGCCGCTGGGCGTTCTCTTCGTCATGGTCACTTGGTGTTTGATGAACGCGGCGTACTCCGAGCCTGGCCGCGATTATGGGCCACAGGTGAGGACGGCATATCAAATCGCCTCTAACGTGCTATTCGGGGTTGCGTTAATCGTTGCGGCTATACCGGGAGCACGTCATGGGACCTTGGTTGTTCGCCGCCTTCTCGGTGCTCATCCTAAGCCTCGCCCTCGTCCTACTTTGGGTGCTGGATGGGGTCGGGAAGCGCCCGGCGCGGTCTCAAAGCGTGAGACCAAAGGTCGATGAACGAGAGCACCCCTGATTACTGGATGATGCGCCTCTATATCGTGCTCGCCGCGACGGCCGGCGCGGTAACGGGGGCGCTCATCGACAAGAGCCTGACGCTGCAAGGTAAAATGACGGCCTTCTTCATCGGCCTGACCGCGTCAATCTTCATCGTCCCGCTTGTCTTGGGCCGCTTTATCCCTGGAACCACGTTGACACCGGAGGCGGCGGGCATCTTTTATCTGGCCGCGACCTGTGCAAATGCGGCTTTACCACCCTTTATCCGTTTCGTGTCGAAGCGCGCTGGCGACCCGCTGGCGTTCCTTCGAGCCAAAGGCGGCGATCAATGAGCATGTTTCCTGCGATCCTGAACGCGGCCTTGGGGGCGGTGATCTTCGTTGGGGCCATTTTGGCGGTCCACAACTACCAAGACGAGATGGACGCCTTTGACCGTTTCGTGCTGGCGGGTATCGCCGGGTCCATGCTGATCGTCACGCCAGCCCTGTGGGACAGCCATTCGCCGTTTGACGGTTGGTCCTACAACGTCTCCCGCGCCTTCTTCGCAGCCTTCTTCGTCAAGCGCTTCATCGTGCCTGTCGTGTGGAAGTGGAAGGCCAGGGCGCGCGAGGATATTCAGCTTGCGCAGAGCGGACGCCGCATGGCCGACCGCTTACACCGCAAGCTCTGATTTGACGGCGCCGCTCGCTCGGTAGATTGTCGCCCTGAACGCAGGGGCGAGACATGACACCTACCGACATTCGCGCGACCATCGCCTTACTCGCGCCCTATGCCACCATTGTAGCCGCTATGGCCTTCGCTAAGTCGGGGGTCGATGCCACCATCATCTCGCTTGTTGCGGGCGGATGTCTTGCGGCCATTGATCCGCGCCGGGGGCAATCGGCCGGGGCTTCGACAACGACGGTCCAGACTGAAGATCCGGCCTCGACAACGACCATCAAAACGGAGCCGCAGAAGTGACCCCATCCGCCAAGATCACCACCTTCATCAAGGGCTTCGAAGGCTTGCGCCTCAAGGCCTACATGCCGACGCCGAATGACGTTCCAACGATCGGCTACGGTTCCACCGGCCCCGATATCAAGATGGGCATGACGTGGACACAAGCCCAAGCCGATGCCCGGTTCGCGGCAGATCTGGCGAAGTTCTCGGGCAAGGTGGCCGCGCTCCTCGGTACCGCACCGACCACGCAAAGCCAGTTCGACGCCATGGTCAGCTTCGCTTACAACGTCGGATATGGCGACGGCGGTCTGAAGACCTCAACCCTGCTACGGATGCACAAGGAAGGCGACTATGCCGGGGCAGCGTTGCAGTTCGCCAGGTGGAACAAGCAGGCCGGAAAGGTTCTGAACGGCCTGACCACACGCCGCGCCGCCGAGGCTGCCATCTATCGCGGTGACGCATGATCGCCGCCGCTTTCACCTTCCTCAAGTCCCCCTTGGGCCGTTGGACGTTCGGGCTTCTCGGCCTCGTGTTGGTCGCCGTCCTCATCTACCACGGCGGGGTTTCGGCCGGCATAGACCGAGAGCGGGCCGCGAATGCTAAACTTCTAGCGGCGGCAGAGGCCAAGGCCTCCAAGATCGCAAAGGCCTCTGACAAAATCACCGTAGAAGCGATGGACCGTCACACCGCAGACGTTGCCCGCATCAACGACCTGACCTCACAACTGCAACAGAAGGTGGAAACCTATGTCACGCCTCAAGCTGATCGCCGCTGCGTTATCCCTGCTGGCTATGTCCGCCTGCGCGACGCAGCCGGTGCTGGTGTCGCTCCCGTTCCCGCAACCGCCGGTCAATCTCTCGACGCCGATTCCGGTTTGGTCCTCTCTGACCTCGCAAGAAACGACGTCGCGAACGCCGCCGCCTTCAACACCGCCATTGCGGAAATAAAGGCCTGGCGCGGTTGGTACGCCGCCCAGGCCGAACTTTGGTCAAAGAACACCAAGGCGCCGCAACCCGCGCCCTGACCGCTCCCAGCAGGTGAGCGCACAAACGAAAGCCCCCGAGCATCACGCTTCGGGGGCTTTCACTTTCTCAGCGCTTGGTCTGTGCCCTAATTAGGCATCGTGCTTGGCCCCCGTGAAGTCGCGGATGAACGTCCGCAGTTCGTTGTCGATGAACTCCATCCGCCGCAGGTCGTCGTCGGTGGGCTCCGCGCCGTCGTCCATGATTGTCATGATCGTGTGGAAGACGTGCTGGGCGCCCGCGAAGAAGGCCATGCGCATCTCGCGCAGTTGATCGGCTGGCGCGTCGTGCAGATCGCAGGCCAGACGAAGGCCGATCCATCCGGCCTCCATCAGCTTGCCTTCGTCGGTCAGGGCCACGCTGATCTTCTTCAGCAGTTCCGGGTCATTGATCGTGTTCGGATCGGTCATTGTTCGCCCCTCCTTATTCCGCCATCCAGGCGTGCTTCTCGTCGGTCGTGGTGGTCTCGGCATCGTCGAACGTGGCGTACTTGGTCGCGTCGGGATGCATGTTGGAAATGTTGCGCTTGTCGGCCTCGGTCAATTCGACCATGAGGGGCTTTCCAAGCTCGCATTCGATCCATTGATCGCCGTGCTTCACTCGCATGAGTCACTCTCCAGGGCCGGATAGCGCCAGCCGTCGCATTGCTCATCGCCGCTTCACCGGGGGCCGCTCGGGCTCCGCGTCCTCATCAGCGGGCTTAACGGGACCGTGAAGGGCTTTGGCGGTCTCGACAGACAGCCCGAGCTGAGCGGCTACGTGAGCCCAGCGCGTTACCCCGTTGATTGTGCATCGGCGCACGACTTCCATTCCGTAGTTCACGCGAAGAAACTCCGAATGGTCAGGACGATCCACGTCCACAGACCGCAGTTGATGAGCACGGCGAGAAAGAGCCGCCAACGAACTTCGGTGCGTCCTGGGACGCGGCCCGGTCGAAACATGTCTTGCCTCCCTAAGTGCGCCGTCTAGTCGCGGCTTTGTTCTGAGTGCCTAGTAGAAGTTCAATCGCCGTTTCAATGTCGGCAATCTCTCGATGCAGCGACGCAACGTCGCGGAACAGATCGTCTTGGTGGAGAGACCCATCTATTGAGCCGTAGAACTCTTTCTTGCTTTCTCGGCGGATGGTTTGAAGCGCCCGAAGTTCGCGCCGTAGGCAGGCTATGGCGGCGTCCATCGGGCGCTCTCCCCGCTACCCTTCCGCCAAACGCTTGACGATCAGGGCGACCGTCTGCGTTAGGCTTTCTTGGCTGGCGGCGGGCATACGGCCAAAGGTCAGCGAGCCCTTGAGCTTCAGGAACGCCGAGTTGACGGCCTTGGAGCCTTCCGCACCAGCGGCTTGCGTGTCGGCCCAGAGCCGGAAGAACGATGGCGAGTCGGTGTGAGAAGGCGGCGACTTCAGGCCCACGGCGACGGCGTACATGGCGCGCCGGAAAGCGGCCTTGTCGTCGTAATCCAGCTTTTTGAAGTCGTCGCCGTTGTAGATGCCGGGCAGCTTTTGCTGGATGGTCCCGAACTCCGTAGCCGTGCGCAGATCGGCCAGGATGGCGGATTGCCACTCGGGGAGGTCTTCTTCGACCTCTTCGGCCAGCGGCTCGGGGTGAGCTTCGTACTCGGGAAGCTTGGCGAACTCGTCAAAGTTCACCCGCTGGAAGGGCTCGCCGTCGATATAGGATTGGGCGCAGTCGTCGGAGCCGATCTCCTCGCCGGCCAGGGTGTATTCGGCGCCGCGAGGGGCGGGGCCGGGGCATTGCTCCAGGGGATGCCATTCGCCGTCTTCATCATCGGCGAGGCCTGCCATTGCCTCGGCGACCGTTGCCGTTGCAGGGATGGGCTTGTCGCCGGGAAACTCGTCGTCGGCGGTCTCGACTTCAGCATCGTCTGCGCGGTCCACGACGTCGCCCGGTTTCGTCGGGTGCATCGTGTAGCGCGCCAGTTGCGCCGCGCCCTTCTCGCCAGCGTTCGAATGCTTCTCGCCGTCCTTGTAGGTTGGCACGCGGCCCGCGTCGCTCACGGGATCGCCCGCAAGCATGTAGATCACGCCAGCCGGGGCTGGGCCGTTGATCTCGTCGCGAGCCTTAGGCGGGGAGACTTTTGCGGGTTCGATTTCCGCCTCGATGACCACGCCGTCTTCATCATGGCCGCTTGCGCCGTTGATGGTGGCCTCGATGCCTGCCCGGTCGAAGCCTTCACCGCCTTCCTGATTGCCCGCCAGCTTGGCGCCAAGATCCAGCTTTCGGCTCTTGGGAGCGGACTCGATAGCGTCGTCGCTCTCCCAGCGGTCTTCAGGGGTGTACGTGCCCAGGATGACGCCCGAACGATAGAACCTAGCCCATTCGCGAACGCCCCGATTGCGGAGCATCCGTCGCCAGCTTGCGGGGCTGGACCATGGAGAACCTGACTTGGTGGTCTCCCAGCCGCCCACGTAGCCCTCAACAGCCTTGGGGCGCCCCTTGCTGTCGCAGATCGTCACGCCGTTTTCATCGACGGCGGTAACACGGATCGCGAGGAGCTTTCCTTCGCCGGGCGGACCTTCGACGAAGCCGTTAATCTTTCCGTCCCAAGCCCCGTACTCGCCTTCGAACTCGTATCCCAGCGTGCCCTGGATAGCAGCGTCAACCACCTTGCCTTCGAACATGATGCGGCCATGCACGAAGCTGCATCCCTGGCCGACCATGACGGGGTCCATATTCATGCGGTCAGCCCATCCCGCGATCAGGAACGCACGGGCTTGGATGGTGTCGAAGTCCATGCCGCTGGTGATCGTGTCGGGCAGGATTTGGGCCTTGGCCATCACAGTGGCCACCCGGCCCAGATGTTCAAAGCGCGCCGTGTCCATGATGGCTACGGGGGATTGAACGACGAGGCGGTGCGGCCTGGCCACGACGACGTTTTGCGATGGCGTGTTAGTTTCTTCGGACATGTGATCCTCGTTAGAAGGCTTCGGAAAGGGTAGGGGTTACGGCCAGTTCCAGCGGCGCCACCTCGGGCAGTTCGCCAGCTTCGACCATGCGGGTGACGTTATCGGCCGCCCATTTGGTGAGGCCTCCGGGGACTTCATCGTCATCATAGGTCGCCCAATGCCCCGTATGGTAGGCGTGGGCGAACTTCGACAAGGCGACGCGGAACATCATATGTCCCGCCATCATGTCGAATGTCCCGAGCGGCTTGTGATTGATGCAGTGCGGCCGGCTGCTTTCGATGAACAGCAAAACGAAGTCCTCAAACGTCGTCTTGGTGACGGCCCGCAAAGCCTCGTCGATCATGGCCATCTGAATATGATAGCCGTGGTCAGTGATCGCCTTTCGCGCGCCTTGAGCGGAGGCGTCGGCGCAAGACTTGGGGTCGATCACCATCAACGAGTCGAGCGAGATTACGTCAGGCCGAACCTTGACCCACACGTCCATGAATTGGCCTTCGAAGCCGGGCTGGACCGGCCATCCGCCCAGAGGCACGCGGACCTTGAAGAAAATGGAATGCTCCATCAGCCCCCGAAGAATGCCCTTCTTGACGTTGGGGTGAGCAACGAGCTGATCCCCGCACCGCTTCAAGGCCTGCATGTCGTCGGGGGTTAGGGGCGTCATCTTGTCGGCAATGACGCCCTTCTTCCATTCCTGCGCCGCCTTGGTCTTGTAGTCGTTGAACTCGACAGGCCGGATTGCGAACAGCTTGGAAAACTCAGCTTCGCCCGCGATCAAGTGATGCAGGGCTTTGCCGAAATTGAAGTGGGTCTTGGAGACGTGCGGCGCCCGATCAGGATTGAGATAGAAGCTATCCCAGGCCTTCAGCAAACAGCCCTTCGGGTTCACGATCTTGCGGAGAAAGCTCGACGACACTTCGATGCCGTCGCAGATGCCGCCGTGATAGGAAAGGCCCTCGCCCTCCATCGGAATGCCCGAATAGATGCCGGGTTCAGTAATCCTTTCCCCATCCCAGGGGCGGACGAGGGCGCGCACATCAAGCGGCGTGGTGGTCATGTTTTTGTCCTTGGCTGTGTTCGCTGGCGAGGGCGAAGCGGAGACCGTGAGGCCTCCGCATAACGAGACTGTAGACCTGTGGTGTAGGGTCTACAAGCCGTCTTTCTTCGGGATGCGCGAGGTAGCGCCGCCCTTGGCGCCGGCCGAAGCCGCAAGGTCGGGGTTCTTGAAGAACGACCGCTTTTCCTTGGGTACGCCAGCGCCACCCCTGCGGGCCATCTCGCGTTGGCGCTCGGGATCTTTGGCAGCGATGGCGGCGAACCCGCGTAGGGCCTTGGGTTTATCGGTCATGTGTGTTCCTCGGTTGCTCGCGCACGGCACGCGGTGCTGGC